GTTGGGATACATGTTACCATTACTGATCAGTTCGGTTGCTGCCGCGAAAATGATCCTGAGTTCATATCCTCTAATGCTCGAGACACCTGGCCCGACGCCATTTGTAGATTAGAAGATCATGATACTGAGTATCACTTTGTCATTGGTCCACCTCGCGTCACGAAGAACCAAGGAGCTACAGGTCTTAATCGCAATGCTCATGTCGAGCTCACTGTTCGACGTGTTCCAGTGACTGATTACGCCGCTTTGGCCCAAATTCCTATGGGTTATCAAGGCACGTTCAACCGGCTCACTGGCGCTGCTCCCAACCCTTCGGCTGTTGCTTCCGGATTGCCCAATTCAATCCGACCGTTGCCACCTATAGTTCCAATTCCTCCCATTCGAGTACGTCCGGATGTTCATGCAAAGTTTAACATCTCTGACGACGCTGGCGCAATGAAAGAGGCTAAACTCTTGGCTAAAGATCTAAAGAAATATCCAGCCGAGTTACAACTACAAGGTCTTAACCCCGAGTCTGTCACTCAAACCTTGTCAGTTTTGTCAAAAGTGCACTTGGGTGAGCCCATTGAGTTCGTAGTTCTCAATGGTGTTGGCGGTAGTGGTAAGTCATACCACATGCGTTCTCAGCTTCGAAAGTGGGAAAAAGATGGACCCATCCGGTTTCACACTTGGAATAATCTTTTAAGGGAGCAACTTATTAATGACTTTTCACCCTTGTTGGCTCACGAAGACGATAACACTTTTTGTTCTGGATTTGTTCCACTTTTTCAACCTTCTCTTGGTACCCTTATCCTAGACGATGCTGGTTTGTTACCCCCCGGCACCATTCCTCTAATAATTTTAGCTAACCCTGCCATTAAACGTCTCGTGGTTACTTTCGATTCTCTTCAAATGCGCGCGCCGTTTAAAGAAGCTAACGCTCTCACTCGCGTTTTACCTTCTACAGCCGTTTGGTTGGCCAATTACTCGCGTAACTATGGTACTGCTGGCCGCCGGCAAGCTATAGAAGTTGCTGAAGTTCTTGGCTTACCTCGCGCACTTGAACCCGGTGCCGAAGTCAATCATGGTGAAGTTATAATTGTAGCTAAACCCCCTAATGAAATACCCCTTTTTGTAACTTCTCCCAGGTTTGCTCAAAGTAAAGCATACACTGGTTCTCTTGTTTTTCCAATCGGTGACGTTCAAGGCATGCACATTAAAGGTGATATTTGTATTGATATGGGAGGTTTGACCCAAAACATTTCCGACTATCAATTTTATACTGCTATCACTCGTGCTACTGGTAACGTTTTCCTTGTCATGCCTTCCACTCCCAAGTCAAGTGGTGTGTTAACAGATGAAAGCTATGGCACCTCACTCATTGCCAGCGCCATCATGGCTGTTGCCACCAATTCTAATACTTGCCGTATCAATGCTACTACTGATACTCAAAGGTTGGTAGCTCGGGCCATGCAAGCTCATATGCGTAATGCCTTACCTTCTCGGGCTTCACGTCGTTTGGGTTTATTCGGGAAATTTGATGCTGTTGCTGGGGACGCACGTCGTCGTTGGGTTGAACCCGGTCCCATTAATACTGTTCACCCTTTTCATCCCACCGTCCACTCTACAAAAATGCTTGAAAAGGCTCTTCAGGGTTGGAAACGCACGTCTCAACGCGAAAAAGCTGTTCACTTTTCGAGTGGTGCTACACACCGGTTGGATAAATTACGTGAAACCACACTTAAGCATTATCATCCTCTTCATCAGGAAACCGTGATTTCATCCACGCATACGATTTTGCCAGAGATTGAGCAACCGTCATTTGTTCAACTTCCTGACCCAGTGGTCGGTCATCATCCTGAGCGATTTGCACCTTTTCGTGAAGTTGATGTTCCTGGGTATGGTTCCACTATGCAGTTTAACCCCAATGCTTCACCATTGGGTTTGAGTCATCGTGCTACTGACACCGCCACAGACAAGTTGTCTCAGGACCAGCGTATCAAGCCCAAAGTTCCATTTGTTCGTTCTTCACATCGCAAACAAGCTAAAGCTCTCATGGATGGCTTCAATAAGTTTGTGAATCCTGTTAACTTGGAATTTGATGATCAACTTTTCGAACGCTGTTTTGATGATTGTCTACAATCCTGGCTTTCTGGTCGTACTATGCGAGCGGTTGTCAATTCTTTGGGTAAAGCGGCACCGGATTGGGACCCACGGTTAGTTAAACTTTTTCTTAAAAGTCAACACGTCAAGAAATTACCCAAGGCTCATGCTTCAGCTACTAAAGGTCAGATTGTTACCGACATCGCCCATGGATCGTTGTTTCCGAACGCCGTTTGGGCTTTGTATGTGGAACGACAGCTCCTAGCAAACAAAAAGAAACATGTCTATCTACACGCTCGTGCTAATGTGCACCAAATGAACACTTGGTACCAAGCTCATTGGGATAGATCACAAGGTACTACTGCCTGTGACATGACTGGTTGGGACACTGGAGTTGACGAAGCTTTTTCTCTATTTTATCGCGACGTATTTAAATCCTACGGTGTGCCTGATGAAGTCGCTGAACGCTTTGTTGAGGAAAGGCATTCTCGTTTCTCGCATAAAGGCCCTATGTCTGCCATGCAAGCTTCCGGTGACCGTTATACTTGGTTGTGCAATACTATTG